TTTATGCAATCCTGATGGCGACAAACCAATGGGTAATTCTACCAAAGAATATGCTGATAAAGTTGAATATATCGGCATCGACTTAACCAATGAACAAGGGGAATGAAATGAACTCTTTATATTTCAGACAATTTAAAAACGCGATGATAAGACAGTCTAACCGAGGGTCAATAATCTTCGTGCTGATGGATTTGGCCAAAAAGCTGAATATTAAAACTGGAGAATTACGACAATGGCCATGACCAAACAAGAAGCACAAGATTACATTGATAATGTCTGCGATGATTTAAAATGCGCTCTTACTGATCTAAATGAGAACGGCAATAATGATGGAGAATATGGACGATTATTTAATTTAATTAACCATATTTCAATATTCGCTGATACGTTAGTAACCAATGAACAAGACTAATAGGGGATATAAATGAGTAAATACTTGCACACAATAAATGGGGAGCCGGCAGTTTTTGATGGTTGGCAGATATGTTTTGCTAGTTTTCATGGAAAACCTAATAAACTTGCTGATTCATTAGCGCAAATTAAAAAAGAGCAGAAGGTATCCACTGATAATAGAGCTAGCAAAGGATTTAAAACAGTGCTGGGTGAGTACGGATATTTTAGATACAACTAATCCACCCAACCACCACAACTAAATAATGGGGGAGTATAATGAGTGATAGCAAGATTTGCACTAAATGTAACGAACTAAAATCACTTTCTGAGTTTTATAATAATAAAAATTATAAAGACGGCTATCAAAACCAATGTAAAACATGTTTTAAGTTATCACGTATAAATTATCGGCGCACAAAAAATGGTGTTGCAACAATAATATATAATGCTCAAAAGTATCGCTCTAAGCGCCGTGTGCATCATCAGCCATCGTACACAAGAGAAGTCTTTAAATCATGGTTGTTCCGTCAAAATAACTTCCGTGAATTATTTGATAATTGGGTAGAGTCAGGTTACGACGTGCTGCTTAAACCATCCTGTGACCGCCTTGATGATTACAAACCATATACGCTTGATAATATACAGTTAATGACTTGGCGGGAAAACAATAAAAAAGGATATGAAGATAGAAGAAACGGGATAAATAATAAAGCAAATAAAGCGGTCATTCAGCTAACCGTAGATGGACTAATTATTGAGAAATATTGTTCTATTAAAAAAGCAAGTATGGTATCAGGGGTTGCATGTAGCGAGATTTGCTTGTGCTGCAAAGATAGGCGTAAATCAGCAGGCGGATTTGTTTGGTGTTATCAATAATATTTAACATCGTTAATAATGAAAATAAACAAACCACCCGAACAAAATGAAAACAATAAGGTGAAATGATGGATATAGAAATTACAGTAAGAGTTAATGGTCGTTATATATCGGTAGGTGCTGGAATTAAAGTTCCTGAATTATATGAATCATGTTTTGAGCCTATGCGGGTTTGTGATGAGCCACTAATGGCTCTAGTGACTGGCGATATATTACACGATAAGGCAGAGATTGTTATGAAAACAAGGGAAGATGCAGCAGAGATTCTTGCAAAAGAATTATCTAGTTTTCTTGTTGATGCGATGAAAAAAAATGATACTTACAATGGTTATAAAGAAGAAGTTGACCGATATGAAAAACATTGCTAAATTACACGTACACAAAAATGCAGCCATAGAAAGCTGCATTGATGTACCGGTATGAATTCGTTTAGAGGCGGAGGCTACCGGATGAGAGAATTATCCATTCTTATCATCCCTAAGTCAATCATAACCTTTTACTTATTCAATACCGGCAGTCGATTAGCTGTGAGTATCGGGGTTGCTGTGCCTTCTAACAATGTTCAGATAATGATTGTGAGATTATCAATCCAGGGAACAATAATAATTGTGTATGCGCTTGATGACCGGCGCAATAAGCTGAAAGTAAAATCTGCGTTAATGTTGGAGCCAAGGGTGAGTTGACCGCTAAATAGGATATTAAAAGGTGCAGAATAATTTACATGATTTATATATGGATACTGAACAGATAGACCATTGCTTATAGATTTGTAGCATAGCCTTAGTGCAGGGTATCCAACAAACGGTCTAATGATAGTTATGGTTAAAATAAATTAAAAGGTGGTAAGTTATGAATCAAAATAGCAGTGTGTACGAGCTGACAAAGGTTGTTTGTGATGAATGGTCTAAAGAGGCTGAGAAAAATATTAAGGATAATGTGAGAAAAACTCTTGACAATAGACAAAAACAATTAATATTAACTTTGTGTGGGTTTAAAGAACGGTATGCTGGTGTGCATTCATGGGAGGTTGATCATTGTAATAACAGGAGCGGTAATAGTCCAATCGGTAGTATTTTGACTAAGGCTATACAGGATAGATTAGATATTATTATTGGCTCAATGGAGCTTTCTGAATCAGAAAAAAAGAACTTACGGGAAGTTGCTCGTACCGAATATTTGAACTCGTTTAAATATGAAGTTGCAAATAGAAGCCGAACGCTTGGGAAAAATCATGCAGAGGTGTTTACCAAGAAAGATGTCGGTTTAGCGTTAGAATGAGCAGCAGAAAAGATAAGGCTACAGTTAATGGAGTCTGCATAAAAGGAAAGGAATAAATAACTAACCGCTAAATGATTGATATTGTTAATTTTAACAACAATGATTAAGTTTGTATTTTTAACCGAGGATAGCTTGATGATGGTTAGCGAAGAAGAAGCAGAGAAGTTAGCTAAAATAGCATGTGAGAAATATATGACTGATTGCAACTTGCAAAATATAGAAGATGCAAAACTAGCTGCACAAAAGATGCTAGCTGTAGCTCATGACTTATTTGATACGATGCATGACGGGAATATGAAAATAGATATTTTGCAGTGACATTACGATTACGGTCATTAGACTTGCTGTAAATTGGAGATAGAGAATGAGCGACATTACCTATGAAGATATGATCAACTTGAGACGCGAACAGGCTATTAAAACCAACACTAGCCGGTTCGTCATTAACGCAATAACGCCGAAAGACAGAGCATATTCAAGGAATAAGGATAAGGACGGGCTGAGTCGGGAGGAAAGGAACAGGGTAGAGGCTGCTAAGGACAGGCTTGCATATCCACCAGAGGAAGATGACCCGTTTTTTTGTGAAAACTTATCCTGATGAATGTGACCTGTGGTGATAATAATGGAAACCAGCGAACAAATGAAAGTCAGGCACAATAAGCGAAGAGCAATGCAGAAGAGACGTGCTGAGAGGGCTTTGAAGTGGCATAACAGGCGGGATAATGTGATGCAGCGATTCTTTAAAACCAAGCTTGTTAGTGGAATAAATAGGCAATAAATATCAAATCGAAGTTGGTATGTAGTAGTATAGGTGATGTGGCGCTAACAACACCACATCACCACTACATCAAACCATATAAATGTGAGGTATGGCATGACAAATACAAGTTTATCATATAATGATTTTATCGAAACTAAAAAATTCGATGATATTTCATCTGGTTTTGAAATAGACCAGTCTAAAATAAATCAAAAACTATTCGATTTTCAGAACATTCTAGTTAGATGGGCATTAGCGCGTGGTCGTGCAGCTATCTTTGCAGATACAGGACTTGGCAAGACCGCAATGCAATGTGAATGGGCGCATCAAGTATCGAATCACACAAAAGGAAGCGTATTAATTATCGCGCCTTTATGTGTCGCACATCAAACCGTAAAAGAAGCTGCAAAGTTCGATATTAAAGTTGAATACCTGCGAGAAATTCCTGAAAAGCCATCATCAATAGTTATTACAAACTATGAAATGATGGATAACTTTGATGTTTCTAAATTTGATGGCATTGTTCTTGATGAATCATCTATTTTAAAACATCAGGACGGAAAGACCAGGAAGCGGATAATTGAAACATGTAAAAAAGTTCCTTATCGACTTTCATGTACTGCTACGCCATCACCTAATGATTTCATGGAACTGGGTAGCCAGTCTGAGTTTCTAGGCGTTATGTCAGCGGTCGAAATGCTGGCTATGTTTTTTACTCATGATGGCGGCGAGACTTCCAAATGGCGCTTAAAAGGTCATGGAGAATCTAAATTTTGGGAATGGCTATCAACATGGGCTGCGTGTATTCGCAAACCATCTGATTTAGGATTTTCTGATGATCTTTATGATTTACCACCATTGAATATAATTGACCATGTAATAGAAACCAAAAAACCATTAGATGGTGATTTGTTCATGTTGCCTGCTCAAACGCTATTAGAGCGAAACGCAGCGCGTAGACAGACTATTGACGAGCGTGTCCAGGTTTTGGCTGATATGGTCAATAATTCTGATGAAGAATGGCTGATATGGTGCCACTTGAATGATGAATCTGAAAAGTTAGCCAAGTTAATCCATGATGCTAAAGATGTAAAAGGCTCAGATAAAATTGATAAAAAAGAGCAAGTAATAGACTCATTCACTGACGGAGATTTAAGAGTATTGGTTACAAAACCAAAGATAGCAGGGTTTGGCATGAACTGGCAACACTGTAGAAACGTGGCATTCGTTGGTCTATCAGACTCGTTTGAGCAATATTATCAAGCGGTAAGACGTTGCTATCGGTTCGGTCAAAAAAGAGAAGTAAACGTGCATTTAATATCTGCTGATATTGAGGGTAATGTTAAAAAGAACCTTGAGCGTAAACAACAACAGCATGACCGATTAAGCATTGATATGGTTAGCCACATGAGAAAGCTAATGAATGAAAAAATAACAGGAACATCTATTGATAAAACGCCTTACGTCAGAGATATAGCGGAAGGTGAAAACTGGACATTACATCTTGCTGATTGTGTTGATTTAGCTAGCGAGATTGAAACAGGTACAATTGACTACACTGTTTTTAGTCCGCCATTTGCATCACTTTATACCTATTCAAATTCAGATCGTGATATGGGAAATTGTGATAGTCATACTCAATTTTATGATCAGTTTAAATATCTGGTAAAAGAAATGCACAGAATAACAAGACCAGGCAGATTGCTATCTTTTCACTGTATGAATTTACCAACAAGCAAAACCCGTGATGGTTATATTGGTATTCGTGATTTTCGCGGCGAATTAATCAGAATGTTTATTGATGCTGGATGGATATTTCATTCAGAAGTAGTTATATGGAAAGACCCAGTGATCGCTATGCAACGAACTAAGGCATTAGGACTGCTTCATAAGACTATCCGCAAAGATTCTGCTATGAGCCGCCAGGGAATTCCTGACTATCTTGTTACTATGAGAAAGAAAGGTGAAAACGACAAGCCGATAAGTCACACCCATGAGACATTTCCAGTTCAGTTATGGCAGAAATACGCATCACCAATATGGATGGATATAAATCCATCAAAGACGCTGCAATATCGCACAGCGAGAGATAATAACGATGAAAGGCATATATGCCCATTGCAGTTAGATGTTATTGAAAGGGCTATAGAGTTATGGACGGCTGAAAATGATCTGGTGTTTAGTCCATTTACAGGTATCGGCTCAGAGGGTCATGTTGCACTACAAATGGGGCGTAGATTTATCGGTAGTGAGTTAAAACCGAGTTATTTTGAATTAGCTAAAAAGAACTTGGCAGAATCTAAAAACCAGCAGGGAGGATTGTTCTAATGGAAGATTCAATAATGGAAACAAGACAAAGAATATTAAAATTCATTAATGATAGAGAATGGTCGCAATTTCATACGCCTAAAAACTTGATGCTTGCACTTGTTGGTGAAGTTGGAGAATTATCAGAATTAATGCAATGGGTTAGTGACACTGAAATATTAGATGATTCATGCTTTGATAACAAAAAGTACGCTGATGAAATAGCTGATGTATTTATTTATTTAATACGATTAGCTGACACGCTAGGAGTTGATTTGATTGAATCTGCCAATGAAAAAATAGATGACAATGCAGTCAAATACCCAATAGATAAATCAAAAGGAAATGCTAAAAAATACACGCAGCATTTATTATGATGGAAACAACTAGCAGAGTTATTGACCGACTTTTCTACCGCATGAAGTGCGCCTACGGAAGTTACTGGATTGACATGATCAGAAACGACCCGATAGCCGAAGTCAAAGCCGCATGGTTAGCAGGACTAGATCAATTTTCAGCGGAAGATATTGGATTAGCGATAAAGGCAGTAAAGGGCGTATACAATCATTTGCCGCCTGATTTATTACAGTTTTCTGAATTGGTTAGTAATCTTAAACACTGTAAGCCAGGATACCAAAGTTTTGGCATGTATCAATCGCAAGAAATGGGAAAAGTAAGCCAGTCAGTAGGAAGTGAATATTTGCGGCAGATAAAAGGAATATTGATAAGGCCAACGATTTAGCTAACCGGAGAACGGATTATTATGACAAGTTTATTTAGATACTGCGACACGTTCGAGTTGAGGGGCCAGCGCTTTTTGCCGGTCGCTCTCGAACGCATTGTTACAAACGAGGTTAATATGAGTAAAAAAATTACAACATATAGAGGCTTTAAGCAGGTTTTGATTTCTATTGCAGTTAATCAGTTTGGATATGACCGTGACGAAATTACACAAAAAGTCTATAACGATGAGTACAAGGAATATTACAATGATGGCTGGTCGCCATTTTGCACGCTGCAACTTGATGAGCACAATAGTTTATAACGCTAAAGCTAACTTGGCGGCGATTGACACAACGAGGAATTTAATATGAATACAAATAATGCAACACAGGCAAGGCCAAATAATGACGGCGTATGATTGAAAAGCCACCTTAAATGGTGGCTTTTTTATTCGCTCAACACTTCTAATTTATCGTTAAGTTCATCGATGTGCTGTAATGGTAGGGGTTCGACTCCTCAATCTTCCGCCATTTTTATTTTCTTAACGACTTAGCCCATAACCAAAGCTGGCGCGGGCTAGGCAATATCCACCCAATCAAAGCAATGATAATCAGCAAGTAATCTGTTTTTGCTTCATTCACAGTTGTAAATGTCTGCTCAATAGTCTCAGCAGTATTTGTTGTATTAACTGTTTCTTTTTTACCAACAACCGCACCGGTAGCTATTTCTTCCCGCTTATCACCAACTACTATTTCTGTTTCAACCTCAATGCCAGGCTTCGGCTTAACGACTGAGCCAACAATATCAAGCGCCGAGCAACCAGAAATAAACAGCAAGCTACACAGCAAAACAATGCGGCCATCAAGTAAAGAGTGTTTCCATAAGCTCTCATTCATGCTATTGCCTTGTAATCTTCATACACTGTTTAATCAGATATTCATTTGATAGCGTCTTTGCCTTTATCGTAGCAAAAGTTTCCGCTTGTTTCTCGCGGTGCATATAAGAATTTCGCTGACAATCTGACAGTTCGACTTCAATGGTTTCAATTCTGTCTTCGAGTCCATCCCCGCGTGCGCCTGTGAATGGGTCATTCCTGAGATCAGGATTAAACCAGTTAGCCAGAGGGTAGCTACCAAACGCGACAACCATCGCAACCATTGTCGCGCCGATGAACTTAGCTGTAATTGGAATATATATCTTTTCTTCTTCTGCCACATCAAACTTTCCTATGGGTTAAACACATGTATTGATTCATCGCCGCGATTTCCCACCTCAACATGCAGCCAAGTCTTAGTGACTAGCGCATTCTCAAGCCTGGTAATATACGGGAATTCATCCTGA